TTTCGCTCTCTGCGAGACAGTTGGCGATTCTTGCCGCCCTCGGGCTAACCCGAGGGAAGAGAGAGGCAATGTAGCCTCTCTCGAGTCCAGGACCACGCACCCTGCGTGGTTTCTCACTCAGATCAAATGAAGGAGCTCCTCCCGTGGCATACGCCGATCCAGCTACGATCACCATCAACTCCGTTGCTCAGACGCTTGCGCGTACGGGTTCCGGTGTTGGTTCTGGTAAGTTCCAGACCAACGATGGTAACTTCACCCTTGACATTCAGCATGTCTATGGGAAGCGTGGTCGTCATTCGATCGCGTTGCGGCAGCGGAAGATTGCTGCCGACCCTCTGATCTCTGCGAACAACAAGGAATTCACGATGCAGGCTCGTCTCACTTTTGACGTGCCTGACAACCAGGGGTTCACCGTAGCAGAGCAGAAATTGCTCTGGGACGGTTTTGCCGTCTGGCTCGCTGCATCGAGTGGAGCGCAGATCACAAAGCTGCTCGGTGGGGAGAACTAACGTTCCCCCGCGGACGCAATTGGGCGTGAAGGTGTTCAGATTCATTCTTCTGACGATTTTGGTCGTCATTAGTTTGTCTCTGTCTGTCCTCCTCGTCGTTGCGTCCGTGATGGGAGCTCAGGAAATCCTCTCTGAGTATCGGCTCTCACGGGCAGGACCGGCAAACCTCTAAGGAGGAAGCCGTGAAAAGCCTGAAAGAGCTCTGGTACGGTGTGTCGATTGAACTCGGCACATTATGCCATGTGAGCACCATCCGAGATTTCAAAACCGTCTCGGACCGGTCCGAACACGAAGGGATGTCGTTCCTGACGATATCCTTACCCGACTTCGGCAAAAGCTTCGAAAAAAGCCTAGCCGATGGGAAAGTAGGTCACGACGCCTTTCCTGGTTTTTCCAGGTGGCGCGGTCTCCCCCGATTTCTCGGAGGTTTCCTTGACCGTGTGTTCGATCGCAATATCGGTTGTCTGCTCGACTTCCCATGCGAGGATTCCATCTACGCCGTACGTCAGCTTACGCTGATGTTCGGCAAGATCTCTCTACCGTGCTCTAAAGCTCGGGAGGAGAGTGCCTTGCGCAAGTATGTCGAGTGTGAGAAGGAAGTGCGCCAGAGTGATCGTAACCTTCCTGCTGAACTTCTACAGGAGTTTGGCAAGATGGCACTCAGGTTGTTTGGGGACGTCTTCGCCGACGTAGACTTGGCAGTCTACGAAGGGGCACTTACCCCCAAGCATGGTCCCGGTTCTACGGCTGACGGACTTACTGGAAACCGTAAGTTCGACCAGCGCGAATGGACCGAGAGGCTAGAACGCGTGTTCCCATATGGGGATAACGCGATGCCGTCGTGGAGGTTTAATTACCTCCTCGATTCCACGCAATTCCTCGAACCTGGTGACGAGAGGCCCGTTAAGGTCATACTCGTCCCTAAGACGCTGAAGACACCACGTATCATCGCCATCGAGCCAACCTGTATGCAGTATATGCAGCAGGCTGTGATGGAGAGATTGGTACAGAACCTCGAGCGAGATCCTCTTGTTCGCGGTATGATCGGATTCACTGACCAAGGCCCTAACCAGGTTTTGGCTAGAGAAGGGTCCATGACAGGCAGGTTAGCCACCATAGACTTGTCAGAGGCTTCCGATCGTGTCTCCAATCAGCATGTACGGCAGATGCTTAAGCATTTTCCTCACCTCTCTGAGGCGGTAGATGCCACGCGAAGCCGGAAGGCTGATGTACCTGGCTATGGCGTTATTCGCCTGGCCAAGTTCGCGAGTATGGGTTCTGCTCTCTGCTTCCCATTTGAGGCGATGGTCTTCTTGACCATCATCTGTATGGCGATAGAAAGAGAGCACAGACACCGGTTGACCAGAAAGGAGATAATATCCCTTTCTGGTAGGGTGCGCGTCTATGGGGATGATCTTATTATCCCCACGGATAGCATGTACTCCGTGACTCAGCTCCTTGAGACGTTTGGTCTCAAGGTAAATCTGAGCAAGTCCTTCGGAACAGGAAAGTTCCGAGAGTCTTGTGGTAAGGAGTTCTACAACGGCCGTGATGTATCCATCGTCAGGGTTCGCAATGGACTACCTGCCACACGGAGGGACGTGGACAAGGTGATTGCCGCTGTTTCTCTCCGGAACCGCTTTTACGAAGCGGGCCTGTGGAGTACAGCTCGTCTGCTGGACGCAGAGCTCGGTCCTCTTTTAGGGGGCCGTTACTCGTACACGACAGCAGATTCACCAGTGCTTGGCAAGACTAGTTTTCTCGGCTATGATGTCGAGAGGACCAGTCCCGACACGCATCAACCTCAGGTTAAAGGTTGGATTGTGTCGTCCCGTCTGAGACGTTCTAACGTCTCTGGTGAGGGTGCCTTGCTCAAGTGTTTCCTTAAACGCGGCGATGAGCCATTCGCTGACAGGGACCACTTGTCCAGGTTCGGACGTCCTGAGTCTGTCCGCATAAAGCTCAGGTGGGCAAGGTCGGTTTAACCGGCCTTGTGGGGCACTGCGCCCCGTCGGGAGTTGATGAACTCCCTTGGGTACGTTTCGTTCGTGGCGGCTCTGCCGTCACGTGTGTCACTGCCCTGGGGGATGC